TGGACTATGTATGGTCACTGGGCAGAAACAAGAGGAAATACTACAGATAAAATCTTATATCGTATGGCTAATATGGTCAGAGGTATGAATGATAGTAGTCTTCTTACCTACTCTACAAAGATCATGGCATCTACTGATGATGCTTTTGCATTAATTATTGGTAGAGCCAGAGCTAGAGAAAAGGCATTCTTAGCAGCAGCAGAACAACTACCTGATGGTGGTATGGTCAATCTAGATGCCAAGTTTTTTAGGCAATCAGAAGATTATTTTAATAACGAGATCTTTAAACCTGACGGTACATTAACTGATACGGCTGCTGAATACAGTAGAAAAGAAGCAACACTTACTCAAGACTTAACTGGATTTGGTAAGAATTTAGCAAGTGCTTTTGACCAAGCACCTTGGGCTAGACCTTTCTTCCTGTTTGCTAGAACTGGTATTAACGGTTTAAGACTTACTGCTAAACATACTCCCGGATTTAACTTCTTAGTTGACGAGTTCAACATGATAGCTAAAGCAAAACCCGGAGATAACCTTAGTCATTTAAAACAGTTTGGAATAGAAACTCCACAAGATTTATTAAATGCTAAAGCTATCCAGAACGGAAGATTAGCTATGGGTAGTGCAGCATTAAGTATGGCTTCAATGGCATATCTTGCTGGTGGATTACATGGTAATGGACCAACTGATAGACAAAAAAGACAAGCATGGTTAGATGCTGGATGGAAACCAAGAACAATTAAGATTGGCGATGTTTGGGTAAACTATGATGCTTTTGAACCTTATAACCAGATACTTGCATTAGTAGGAGATATAGGAGATCACCAAGACTTAATGGGTGAAGAATGGGCAGAAGATAGATTATTAAAATTATCTATGGCATTAGCAAGTACAGCTACAAGTAAATCTTATTTAGCTGGTATGCAGTCATTTGTTGACTTGTTTTCAGGACAACCCGGACAACAAGAAAGAATAATTGCATCGTTAATGAATAACACAGTACCTTTAGCTGGTCTTAGAAATGAGATAGGTAAAGTACTAACTCCATACACAAGAGAACTAGGTTCTGATATTGGCGACTCTATAAGAAATAGAAACTTAATAACTGAAAATGTTGCAACAGATCCACTACCTATTAAATACGACATCCTTACAGGTAAACCTATAAAAGATCACGACTTTGTGACTCGTATGTTTAATGCAATTTCACCTGTGAACTTTAACTTGGATTACTCAGAAGGAAGACAGCTCTTATTTAATAGTGGCTATGACATGAGGTCATCTACATATTCAGCTCCAGATGGAACAGATTTATCTGATAGTCCAAAAGTAAGATCTATGTTTCAACAAGCTATAGGTAAACAAAACCTAGAAGCAGTGTTTAACAAGATGGCACAAGAGGAATCAATACAAGTTTCTATAGCTGAAATGGAGTGGCACAAGAAAAATGGTATGAGCGATGTTGAACCAAGATCATTCCCACACTACAAACGAATTGCAAGAGAGTTTGACAAAGCTAAGAAACGAGCTTGGGCAAGCCTGCAACAAGATCAAGACGTCCAAAAATTACTTATTGAAGAAAGAAATCAAAAATTAAAAAACGTAAAAGCAAACCAAGGCACGATAGACAAAATTTTAGAGATGCCTAAATAACAAAGGTGGATAACCCATGGCGGTACAAACAACTGAAGAATTTAAAAATGGCGGTGCCACCTCATACGCCATTACAATTGAATATTTAAAAGCAAGTGACATCAAAGTAAGAATTGATGGAACTTTACAAACTTATGTAGCCAGCAGTCCCGGTTCTGGTCAATACACCGTAAGCGGTACAACAGTTACCCTTGGAGCAGCAGCTCCGTCCGGTACTGGAAATGTACATATATATAGAGAAACAGATGTAGATACAGCAGCAGCAGCATTTGTTGCTGGATCTTCAATAAGAGCAGCAGATCTAAATGCTATCCATGATATGGCTAGGTTTGGTCTAAGTGAAGCACGTTCAAAAGTTATTGAATCTGACATTAAAGATGAAGCGGTAACATCTGCAAAAATAAAAAATGCAACTATTGTTGATGCTGACATTAGTGGAAGTGCTGCTATATCACAAAGCAAGATTGCTACAGGAAACTTACCTAGTGGCATAACTGTAAATTCAGGTAACATTGTTGATGGTTCTATTGTTATAGGAGATCTTCAAACTGGAACTCTTGATAGCAGATATTACACAGAGACTGAATTAAACGATGGACAACTAGACAGTAGATATTACACAGAAACTGAGCTAAATGCTGGACAATTAGATAATAGATATTACACAGAGACTGAGCTAACTAATGGTCAATTAGATAGTAGATACTACACAGAAACAGAATTAAATGCTGGACAACTAGACAATAGATACTACACAGAAACAGAAGCTGAAGCTTTATTCCTTAGACAGGATTCTTCAGAAACTATTGCTAGTGGAACTACATGGTCTAACTCTGATACAAAGGTAGCAACTACTGCTGCTATCAACGCAAGAATTATTGACCTTGTTGATGATGTTGGTGGTTTTAATGTTATTGCTAACGAATTAGCTTTTCCAAATGAAAACCCACAAGGTTCTACTGGACAAGCTGCAATAATGAGTGTTGGTTCTTTATCTCAAGCTTATACACCTAGTGGAACTACAGTAACTATTGCAAATGGAACTGTAGGAAACAGTACGGTAACTATAACTGGAGTACCTTCAGTCTTACCTCAAGGATTTGGAATATTAGTTGAATCTACTTCAACATTAAATACTTATACTTTCCACAGATTAGTTCCTAAAGCTACTGAAGTTACAACAGTTGCTAGCAATATTACCAATATTAATAACTGTGGTAATAACTTAGCTGATATTGAAAACTTTGCTGACTTATATCAGATAAGTACTACAGCACCTACAACAAGAGCTGATGGTACAGCACTAACAATAGGTGACTTATGGTTTGATAGTTCTTCTAACCAAGTGATGATGGTTTATGACGACTCTTCAGGAGACGGCTTCTCACCAATCACACCTAACCAAGCAACTATCACAGCTATTAATAGTGTTTCTGGTCACGTTACTTTCCAAGAAGACTTAGGTCTTGTAACTGAAAGTGTTAACACAGGATCAGGAAATAACTCCATTAATACTGTTGGTGCAAACATAGCTTCTGTTAATACAACTGCTGGAAGTATTGCAAACGTAAATACAGTTGCTACCAACATTGCAAACGTAAATACAACAGCTAGTTCTATTGCCAACGTAAATAATGTTGGAGCTTCAATAGCTGATGTAAATAGATACGCAAACGAATATGTAATACAAAGCAGTACTCCAAGTAGCCCTTCATCAGGTGATCTTTGGTACAACAGTACGGCTAATCAACTCAACTATTACAACGGAACTGCATGGGTAGCTATAGCTCCCGGTATATCTGGATTAATTAACGATGCTAACCCTGCATTAGCAAATCATCTTGACTGTAACGATAAAAATCTTACTGAGGTAGGAACAGTCAGTGGAAACAATTTACAAATAGATTTCGGTACTCTTTAAATGGCAAAATTATTAAAATTAAGACGTGGTACTACAACTCAGCACGGGTCATTTACTGGTGCTGAAGGTGAGTTGACAATAGATACCACAAAAGATACTGCTGTCGTACATGACGGCTCACAAGCTGGTGGACGACCTCTTCTTAGAGAAGACATGTCAAACCTCCCAGCAGGAACAATAGACAACGCAGATATAAACGCATCTGCTGCAATAGAAGGAACCAAGAGATCTCCTGACTTTGGTTCTCAGAATATAACTACTACAGGAAAAATTAAGTTTGCAAACGTATATACCAATGAATCTGACTTGCCTAGTGCAAGTACTTATCATGGAATGTTTGCTCATGTACACAACACAGGGCATGCTTATTTCGCTCATGGTGGTGCTTGGCATAAGCTGGCTAACATCTCAGGTGCAGACTTTACAGGAAATATATCTACAACTGGAAATATCACAGTTAATGGGACAGTTGACGGTATAGACGTAGCAGCTAGAGATGCACTATTTGGTAATTTAACAGTTACTAACGGAGTATTATCAAATGGTGTAACTGCAACTACACAGAGTGCATCTGATAACAGCACAAAGGTAGCAACAACAGAATACACAGATACAGCAATATCAAACTTGGTAGATTCATCTCCCGGTGCTCTAAATACTCTTAATGAGTTAGCAGCAGCTATAAATGATGATGCAAACTTCTCTACAACTGTTACTAATAACATTGCTACCAAACTACCTTTAGCTGGTGGACAGATGACAGGTGACATAACTTTCTCTGGTAGCCAAACTGTTGACGGTAGAGACGTATCTGCTGACGGTACAAAATTAGATGGTATTGAATCTGGAGCTACTGCCGATCAGACAGCTACTGAAATTGTATCTCTTATTAATGGACAAAATATCACTCCAGCAAATTTAGAAGTTGGTAGTGGACGTATAGGATTTGATGGTACTGACTACTTCA